CGCTACACATTGAGAAGACGGTCGCCCGTCCAGACTGCAAGGATTCACGCCCCCCGGTCTAGGCTGGCCTGCACAGGAGACACACCGCATGTCCACGAGCCGAATCAGCCGCCTCAACCGCGACACCGACATCACGCTGCATACCGCCACCTCGCTCGCCACCACGCTCGATATGCGTGACGTGGCTGGTGCCATTGTCGTTTTCGGCACCATGAGCACGAACGCCAGCACGCTGCAGATGTTCGTGGGCACGTCGCCGTCAGGCTCGTTCACGCGGCTGTACAAGACCGACGGCTCGGCTGCGGATCTGACGTTGGCCCCCTCGACCACGCTCGGCCGGGCCTACTCGCTGCCCGATGAAGTGTTCGGCACCGAGTATCTCAAGATCGTGTCGGCTACGACGAACAGCACAGGCACCACGGGCGTGGTAATGTTCAAGAGCTGACACGCCCCCCCCGTGCGTCGGCGTGAATACGGCCCCCCCCTATGCCGACACGCATACCAGAGCACAAGCCCCAGCGCCTGCGAACGTCACGCCCACGCAGGGACGAGACGGCCAGGCCCAACGCAGCTGCCCGTGGATACTGCGACAAGCGGCACAAGGCATGGCGGCTTGCTGTGCTGACGCGAGACGCCTGGCAATGCCGGGGGTGCGGGAGGGTGTGCTCTGGCCACCGCGAAGCTCACGCAGATCACGTCGTGCCAATCAGCCAAGGTGGATCACGATACGACGTGGCCAACGGTCAAACGCTGTGCGTGCGGTGCCACGGGCAAAAAACTCGGCACGAGCAGGCTGCCGAAACGGTCGCGCGCGTGCCGCAGCCGACGCGAGCGAGCGGACCCGACCGGCCGGCGGCGGACGCCGGCGCGGCGGAGGGTGGGTCGAATCACCCCAGCTTTGAAATATAAAAACACCGGTCGTTTGCTCCGCGTGAGTGCCCGCAAGTTTCCGCGCGTTTTTTATGGGTAAACGAGGACCTAAGCCGCAGCCCGCCGCCGCCCGTCTGCTGGCTGGCAACCCCGGCAAGCGGAAAGTGCGGCCCGACCTCCCTGCCCCAGCAGGCACTCCGCCAATGCCGGCCAGGCTCTTGCTTGAGCCCGTGGCCGTTGAGAAGTGGGACGAGCTGGTGCCGATCCTCGTGCAGCTCGGCACGCTCACGACAGCAGACGGTGAGGCCTTAGCCACTTTGTGCGAGGTGTACGCTGCCACGCAGGCCTGCCTCCTCGAGCTGCGGGCCAGTGGGCCGGTGATGCGGACGGACTTGGGCGGCGTCAAACCGAATCCGGCTGGCCCGTTATATCGCGGATTAGTGAGCCTGCAGACTTCGCTAATGGGTGAGTTTGGACTGACTCCGAGCAGCAGGGTGAGACTTGGCGGCAAGGAAGAAAAGCCAGCGGACGAAGTCGAAGAGTTCTTCAAGCTCCACGGTGCCTGAGCTCACTGCCGAGGGCCAGGCCAAGTACCAGCGTGTCGTGCACTTCTTTGAGAAGGTGCTGCGACACAGCAAAGGCCAGAACGCGGGCAAGCCTTTCACGTTGCTGCCGTGGCAGCACCATGTGCTGCGTGAGATCTTTGGCAGGCTAAACCCAGACGGGACCCGGCAGCACCGTGTCGGCTACATCGAGCTGCCGAAGAAGCAGGGCAAATCGACAACGCTGGCCGGCATCGCGCTCTACATGACCGCCTTCGACTCCGAGCCGGGGGCCGAGGTGTACGGTGCGGCATGCGACCGTGAGCAGGCAGGCATCATCTACCGCGAGGCGGCGTCCATGGTGCGAGCATCGCCTGCGTTGTCGCGGCACCTCGAGGTGATCGACAGCCGCAAGACGATCGTGCACAAGGCGAGCAACTCGTTTTATCGGGTGCTGTCGGCCGATGCCTTCCGGGCCGAGGGCCTCAACATCCACGCCCTGCTCTTTGACGAGCTGCACGCCCAGCGCGACCGGCGACTGTGGGATGCCTTGCGGTACGGAGGCGCGGCCCGGCGGCAGCCGCTCATTCTGTCGATCACTACGGCCGGCTTCGACCGCAAGAGCATCTGCTGGGAGCAACACCAGTACGCCGAGCGTTGCATCGCTGATCCAGGCGTAGACCCGGCCTTCTTCGGCTGCATCTACGCAGCGCCGCCAGAGTGCGGATCTGACGGCACCTGGAAAGATGAGCGAGTCTGGCACCAGGCCAACCCGAGCCTTGGCGAGACGATCACGCTGGAGTCGTTTAAGGCCGACGCCCGCGAGGCTGAGCAATCGCCCAGCAAGCTCAACGCCTTCTTGCGGTACAGGCTCAACGTCTGGACCACGCAAGACACACGCTGGCTCTCGCCAGACGCCTGGGCCAAGTGTGGCAAACCGCTGGACGCTGATCTGACGAAACGGGAATGGTTCGCTGGCCTCGACCTTGCAAGCACCACCGACCTTTCGGCGTTCGTGCTGGTGAGCCAGGCCAGTGACGGCACATTCGACGTGCTGCCGTTCTTCTGGGTGCCGCAGGTGCACGCCACCGAGCGGACGCTGCGGGACAAGGTGGACTATGTGGGCTGGATTCGTGACGGCTTCATCCGTGCCACCGATGGCAACGTCACCGACTACGACGTGATCCGCCGCGACATCAATGAATTGGCTGAGCAATACAACATCCGGCAGATCGGGATCGACCGCTGGAATGCCACGCAATTGGCCACGCAACTGCAAGGAGATGGCCGAAACGTCTTAGGGTACGGGCAAGGGTACGCCAGCATGACGAGCCCTTGCCGCCAGCTCGAGGCGCTCGTGCTGTCGGAACGAATGAGGCACGGCAATCACCCCGTGCTCAGCTGGATGGCTTCCAACTGCGCACTGCAAACAGACCACCAAGGCAACTGCAAAGTAAGCAAGGCCAAGAGCACAGAACGCATCGACGGCATGGTGGCCCTGGTCATGGCCCTCGGCATCCACGCTACAGCCACGGCACCTGCCCCTGAGCAATCCTGGGACATCATGACGCTATGAGCGAACTTCTCGCCGACAATCGCATGCTGGAGCTTCGCGGCATCGACTGGACCGAGGTAAACAGCAACCGCACACCCTCGGGCATTCGCGTCAACGCCGACAACTCGATGGCGTGCTCGGCCTACACGGCGTGCATCAGGGTGATCTCGGACGCCGTGAGCTCGCTGCCGCTCCACGTCTATGAGCGGCTGGCCAACGGCGGCAAGGCCAAGGCCTCGACGCATCCGGTGTATCGGCTCCTGCATCAGCAGCCCAACCCGTGGCAGACGGCCCAAGAGTTCCGCGATTGGATGACGGGCATGTATCTGCACTACGGTGCTTCGTACGCAGAGATTCGCCCCGGTGCCCGTGGTGCCGTGTCTGAGCTCTGGCCGTTGCATAGCAGCCGCATGGAGGCCGAGCGCCTCGAGGACGGCCGCCTGCGGTACAAGTACCGCGAACCCAGCGGCCGGCAGACGATCTACGATCAGTCGCAGATCTTCGCCCTACGGTTCACGACCGAGGACGGGATCAAGGCGATCCCGACGTACAAGATTTTTCAGAACGCTATTGGCCTGGCCCAGGCGCTGGAAGCTCACGGCAGCACCTACTTCGGCAATGGTGCCCGGCCCGGCATCGTGCTGGAGAGTGAGAACCCGATCCCGGCCGAGGCTGCCGAGCGGCTGCGCGAGCAGTGGGAGCGGATGCACCGTGGATCGGATCGCGCATTTCGCACGGCCGTGCTACCCAATGGCGTCAAGGCTCACGAGCTCAGCGGCAGCAACGAGGCGGCCCAGTTCCTTGAGACTCGGCAGTACCAGGTGATTGAGATTTGCCGGGCGTTCCGTGTGCCGCCGCACATGATCCAAGACCTGACCCGCAGCACGTACAGCAACATCGAGGTGCAGGGCACTGAGTTCGTGCAGCACTGCCTGCTGCCGCACCTGAAGCGGTGGGAAAGTGCCATCGCCCGCGATCTGATCGTGGACGATGAAACGTACTTTGCCGAGCACAGCGTGAGCGGCCTGCTGCGGGGCGATCACGCGAGCCGCTCGGCCTACTACGTGTCAGCCCTGCAAAACGGCTGGATGACCGTGAACGAGATCCGGGAGCTTGAGAACCTCAACCCCATCGGGCCAGAGGGCGACCAGCACTTCGTGCAGCTCAACATGACGACGCTCGACAAGGTTGGCCAGCAGCCACCTGCTGCTGAGCCTGTGCCCGTTGTGGAAGTCGAGGACGAGGACAGCCCGGAAGACGACGCCGAGGACATGTCAGAAGAGGAGGACAGCACCGATGGAAATTGAACGCCGCTGCCTGACCGCAGAGGAAGCCCCCGAGTGCGAGCTGCAGATTGAGACTCGGTCGAGTGGCCGCGAGGCGATCCGTGGGCTGGCGATTCCGTACAACCGGCTTTCGCTCGATCTCGGTGGGTTTCGTGAGCGAATCCTGCCCGGTGCCTTCGACAAGATCCTCAACCGCCAGCGTGGCCGTGGCGAGATTCTCTCGTACTACAACCACAACAGCGACATGCTGCTGGGCCGCGAGTCGGCTGGCACGCTGGAGATTATCGCCGATGATCGCGGCATCTCGTACGTGGTCGAGCCGCCAGACACGTCGGCAGGCCGTGACGTGCTTGCCCTCGTGCGTTCTCGGAACCTCAAGGGCAGCAGCTTCGCGTTCACCGTGAATCAGAAGGGCGGCGAGCGGTTCACGAACGACGAGAATGGCAAAGCCATCCGCGAGATCGTGGAGGCGTCTGGCCTTTACGAAGTCGGCCCGGTGAACGTGCCAGCCTACGGATCGGCCACGTCCGCAGTGGTTGCCCAACGCTCGTATGCCGCGTGGATCGCCGCCCAGGCCGAGGAGGCCGAAGCCGATCCGGCTGTGGAGCCAGAGGCAAAGCGTGCGATTCGTTCGCTGGCCCGTGACGCAGCTGCTGCGTGGTCGCTGAGGCTCCGCAATGTCTGAACCGCGCTGCACCTGCGGCGAACGTCTGCGGACACGATCCAGCCGCGCATGCGGCGATGAGCGGCAGCGTTACCTGCGGTGCCCGAGGTGCGGCGCTCGTGCGGTGGCGTTTGTAAAAACAACACTTTCTGCGCTGCGTTACTGCAAGGTTCCACGTCCATAGCGGCAGAGTGAACTCCATCGGCAATACCGCCGCACGGAGATTTCACACGTGGACAACCTCAAGAAGCTGCAGGACGAGGCCGTTGCCCTCGCCAACCGGATCGACGCCGTGCGTGCCATCGAAGGCGACGCGGACACCATCGCCGCCCGCGACCTCGAGCTCGAGACGCTCAACGCGGACGCCGCGAAGCTCTCGAAGAAGATCGACTTCGAGAAGAACGTCGCCGAGTCGGCCAAGCAGCTCCGCTCTGTGGTCGACCGCTGCAGCCCGGCTCCCGAGGTGACGGAGGAGCGGAAGGCTCCCCGCATCGAGGCGGTGCCGTTCCGCGGCAAGCTCAAGGCGTTCCGCTCGCACGAGGACGCCTACAAGAGCGGCATGCAGCTCAAGGCCACGCTCCTCCGCGACGCCGACGCCAAGCGGTGGTGCGAGGACGCCGGCATCGAGGTGCGTGCTCAGGGCTCGACCTCGGCCACCAACGGCGGCGCGTTCGTGCCGGACATCCTCCTGTCCGACACCGTGCTGCGGCTCGTGACCGAGAACTCGGCCTTCGCGTCCAACGCGCTCAACATCCAGATGCCGAGCGACGTGGTGCTCGTCCCGAAGCGGACGGCCGGTGCCACCGTCAACTGGCAGAACGAGAACGTGGCGATTACCGACAGCGACCCGAGCAGCACGCAGGTCACGCTGACGGCGAAGAAGTGCACCGCCGCGACCAAGATCGCCAACGAGCTCCTCTCTGACGCGGTCAATCCGGCGGCCTACGCCGACTGGATCGCCTCTGAGCTGGCCCTCTGCCTGACGAACGCGATTGAGAACATCGCGTTCAACGGCAACTCGGGCTCGGCTCCCAGCGTGGCTGGCATCCTGACTGCCAACGGCATCCTCGCGGGCAGCTCGGCGACCTACGCCGCGTCGCTCGTGACGGCGGCCGGTGACACGCCCGACGAGGTGACAAAGGCCAACCTGCTGCGGATGATGGCTCTGATGCCGTCCCACAGCCGGGCCGGTGCCAAGTGGTACGTCAGCCCGTACTTCTTCGCCGACTGCATGCAGGCCCTCGACGCCGCCCAGGGCGGTTCGGTCGGCCTGTCGCAGGGCCTCGGTCTGACGTTCATGGGCTACCCGGTGGTGCTCACGGACGAGATGCCGAGCTCGGGCGATCAGACGGGCAACGTGTTCGCCCTGTTCGCCAACCTGGCCAACGCCGCGATCTTCGGCACCCGCCAGGGCATCGAGCTCGCCTCGAGCTCCGAGGTGGCGTTCCTCAGCGACCAGACGGTGCTGAAGGCCACCGCCCGCGTGGCGATCTCGTGGCACACGCTGGGCAGCGACACGGTCGCCGGCCCGGTCATCGCCCTCAAGGGTGCGTGAGCCTGACGGCTTGACGTGATGTGCAAACTGGGCGGGCCGCTCCAAATCGGGGCGGCCCGCTCTCTTTTGAGGTGCACATGA